GGGAGAGATACAGGAATTCAAAAGACAGACTTAGAATATGCAATAGATTTAAAAGAATTTACTAAAGGCTACAATATAAAATATGTAATAGTAGACCCTTCAGCAGCTTCTTTTATAGCTCAGTTAAGAAAAGAAGGATTTAAAGTTATAAAAGCTAAGAATGCTGTTATCGATGGTATAAGGTTAGTAGCTAGCTTACTTAATCAATTCAAAATACTATTTGATGAAAGTTGTGAAGAAACTTTTAAAGAGTTTGGTTCATATGTATGGGATATTGAAGCTTGTAAAAAGGGTGAAGATGAAGTTAAGAAAGAACATGATCATAGCATGGACCAAATTAGATATTATTGTAGTACAGTTATTAAAAATAAGAAACCAAAAAGGACATTAAGAAGATAAAATTATTAAACATTGAAAATTAAATATGATTGAGAATGTAAAAATAAATTCTATTCTATTTTTACAATTTAAATAAGTTGATATATTGTAAAAATAAAGTTGATTTTTATATTTGTTTTACAAAATGTAAAATAAATATAATTAATTTACACTACAAAGGTGGTGATAACAATTGGATCAATAGATGTAAATAATATTATAAAAATGGAATTAGAAGGTTTATTTCCTAAAGATAGATTAGAGGAAATGAACGAAATAATAAACTACTATAAACAATATGAAGGAGAAGCGATTGACTGGATAAAAACAGCCATAGATTATGTTGCGACAGAAAAGAAAACAAATTATATAAAAAAGTTAATAGATGAAGAAGCCAGATTTATGTTTTCTAAACCTCCGTATTTCAATATTGAAGTAGAAGGAAATGAAGAAATTGAAAAACAGTTAAATAATTATCTTAAGAGAACTCTTAAAAAGAATTTATTTAATAATGATATTATAAAGGCTACTAAAGACTTTCTAATAGGTAAAAGAATAGCTCTCAAGTTAGTTGCAAATAAAGTTAGCAAAAAAATAGAAATAGCTTTTATACCATCATTAGAATTTGTTCACATTCCTAAACTAGATAATACAAAAGAATTAGAACAAATAATATTTTGTTTTCAATTAGAAGATAATGCAATTAGATCTAATCAAAAATTTTGGAAACAAAAATATTACATGAAAAATGGATATTGTCACGTACATGAAGCTATATATGATGGAACTGGGAAAATAATAAACACTGTAAAGGATGATGAAAATACTCAACTATCATTTATACCTTGTTATGTAATAATGAATGATGCTCTTACAGGTGATACCAAAGGAAAGTCAGATGTAAAGCCTTTAGTTGAAAATCAGAGAGTATATAACCAGCTTACAAGTGAAGATATAGATACCATAATAAAAGGTATGAATAGAATTGTAACCATGATAGATATAGATGATGATTCTATTATGGATGAAGAAGGAAACCCTAAATTAAGTTATAAGGCTGGAGCAGTTTGGAACTTAGAAACATCTAATGAAGCAAAAGAAAACCAATCACAAGGTTCAGTTGATACTGTTGGCTCGGACTTTACTTATGATCAAAGAATAGAAAATACTCTAGATAGAATATTAACTGATATGTATAATAGTTTGTCTATACCAAAACTTAATACAGAAGATTTAAAAGCTTTAACAAGTGGAAAAGCTATAAAAGCTATATATCAACAGTTTACATCTTGTATAGAGGAAAAAATGACTTCTTGGATACCTATGCTTGAGTGGATGGTAGAGGCTATTATTGAAATGTCTAAAATATATAATATAGGTAATTTGCCTGATATAGATATTGAAGATATGGAGATAACAGTACAAAATCAATATCCTCTTCCTAGTGATGAATACGAGGAAAAAGATAATGATATGAAACAAGTTAATACTCAAGTAATGAGTAGGAAAAAGTATATAGAAAAATGGCAAAATGTTAATGCAGATGTAGCAGATCAAGAACTTAAACAAATACAAACAGAAAAACAGTTATTAGAAGATAGCTACAATCAATTTGAAACTATTATAGAGGATGATGAATAGTGTCTAGTAATGAATATTTAAGGCTATGCCAAGAGGCTCAAAAGAAAAAGCTTGAGTTAGCTAGACAACAGGAGCAACAGATAAAACAAATATACAATGATATGTATAAAAACTTATCTAGAAAACTAAAGAAGGTTAATCCAGGAAGTTTAACAGAAAGATATTTAGAAGAATTACAAAAGGAACTGGCTAAAGAAATAAAAGAAGTTCATAAAACAGTTGAAATTATCATTAAAAATAATATAAAAAAATCAAGTGAACTAGCAAATAATGTACAGCTAGATTTTTTTATGATTATAAATGAAAGATACAAGTTAGATATGAAGGATACTTTTTCGGGAATGTTTTCTAAAATACCTAAAAAAGCTATGGAAGAAATTTTATTTGGTGAAGTTTATAAGGATCGTAAAGGATTATCAAAACGTATTTGGCAAAATACAAAAAAGTTTAATAAAGATATAGATTATATAATTGCAGAAGGCATAGCCAATAAGAAATCAATATATGAAGTATCCAAGGATTTAGAAATATATGTTAATCCAAAGAGTAGAAAAACTTGGAATTGGTCAAAAGTATACCCGAATGCAAATAAAAAAATAGATTATAATGCTCAAAGATTAGCTAGAACTTCTATAAATCATGCTTTTCAGCAAGCACAAAAAAGAAGTTGCAAAAGAAACCCTTTTGTAATAGGTATTCAGTGGATAACTTCAAATAGTCATAGAACTTGTGAACTATGTAATAGTAGAGATGGAGTTATTTATAAAATTAATGATTTACCATTGGATCATCCAAATGGAATGTGTACTACTATTCCAATATTAGAAAAAGAGTTAGATCAGATAGGAGAAGAAATTAGTCTCTGTTTAGCTGGATGGAATAATCAAAAATTAGATAAATGGTTTGAGGAATATGGAGAGGACTTTTTATAAGTTCTTTTTTTATTGTAATGCATTAAACATTTTGATTAAGGAGGTAAATATGGAATTATCAGAAATATTTAAAAGTCAAGGTATATCAGATGAACAGATAAATAATATATTATCAGCTCTGGAAAAGCATGGTATTTATATAACAACTACTAAGGATGCAGACAATATAATTAAAAAGTTTGAAGGTGGACTAACTAAGAAAGAAGTTGATAATTTAAAAGGTGAACATAAAAAAGAATTAGAGGCACAAAAGTTAAATATTATGAAAAAAATAGCAGTTAAAAATAAGTTTTCTGAAATAAAAGATAAAGGGTTTAGAAAATATTTAGAAGAGGGTGCTGACTTAGAGAATATGACAATAGATGATGATGGAAATTCTAAAGAGTTAGATGAGTATTATGAAAAAATAAAAGAAGAAAATCCGAAATATTTTGGGACAGAGATACCTGAAAATACTGGAAGCTTAGGGAACTTTGCTAAAAATACAGAGGGTAAGACAGAAAGCGTAGGAGAAAGATTAGCTAAACAAGCTACAGAGTCAAATCAATTCAATCAACATAATTACTTTGGAGGGGATAAATAATGGCTAAAATAAAAGTTACTCAATATTCAAATAGCAAAGAAATATTAAAATATGATCATTTTGTATCAGAAAAAGTTATATTAACTCAAGCAAATTCAACTACTGTAGGAACTAGAAAAATAGTAAAAGCAGGAACTATAATACCATCAAATAATGCAACGGCTAAAGGTGTTGTTTTATATGATGTAGATGTTACAGATGGTGATGAAAGTGGAGCATTAGTAATACATGGATTTATAGATAAATCTAAGCTTCCAGCTCAACCGGACTCAGCAGCAATAGCAGCTTTAAAACAAATAACATTTATATAAATTAATAGGAGGATTATAAACTATGAAAACAATATTTGATATAGTAAAGGCAAAAGAAATAGGTCTTTATTACAATGGAATGCAAAAAGACAGAGCACCATATTTAGGAGAAATATTATTTCCAATTAATAAAAAATTAGGGTTAGATTTAAAATGGATAAAAGGATCAAAGGGACTTCCTGTAGCTTTAAAATCTAGTGCTTTTGATGCTAAGGCAGAAATAAGGGATAGAGTAGGATTTGCAGATGTGAATACTGAAATGCCTTTCTTTAAAGAGTCTATGTTAGTAAAAGAGATTGATAAGCAAGAATTAAATAAATTAATAGGAAATCCAGCTAATCAACCTTATATAGACTTAATAACTAAGAATATATTTGACGATGTTACTACTTTAGTTGACGGTGCAGAAGTGCAACTTGAAAGGATGAGAATGCAATTATTATCAGAAGGTAAAATAGCAATAAAAGGTAAAGATGTATCTGGGGTTGAAAAAGCTTTAGATTACGACTATCAATTAGCTTCTGAACAAAAAGTATCATCTGATTGGTCTGAAACTTCTGCTGATATAATAGGAGATATAGAAAAGTGGATGAGTGATGCAGAAGATAGAACTGGATCAAGACCTACTAGAGCTATATGTAATTCAACAACTTTTAGTTATTTAATAAAGAATGAAGGTATAATTGCTGCTATAAAAGGTATAAATGCAGGAGTTGCTATAACTAAAGCGAAAGTAAAAAAATTCGTAGAAGAAGAATTAAACTTAGTTATAGAAATATATTCTAAGAAATATAAATCAGAAGCAGGTGTTACTACTAGTTATTTTAAAGATAATGTATTTACATTATTACCAGATGGCAATTTAGGAAATACTTGGTTAGGTACTACACCAGAAGAATCAGACTTGATAGGTGGATTTAGAGATGCAAATGTTGTGATAGTTAAACAAGGAATAGCAATCACTACAACTAAGACTACAGATCCAGTTAATGTTAACACTAAGGTTTCTATGATAGCTTTACCATCATTTGAAAGAGCTGATGAAATAGTAATAGCTACAGTTAAACCCAGCTAAGGCCCTTATGAAAACTGAGGGCGATAACAGTCACGTTGAAATAAATAGTGAAGAAGTTGAAATATCAGAAGAAAACCTTAATGATGAAATTGACTTAAACTCAATGACAATGGAAGAACTTAAGAAAATAGCTAAAGATAGAAAAATAGAAGGCTATTCAAAACTAAATAAACATGAATTAATAGAGAGATTAAGTTAATACTTAGTCTCTTTTTTATAGGTGATAATATGGAAAAGTTACAAGAGTTAAAATTAATTCTCAGAGAGAATGAATGCCCTTTCTTTTCGGAGGAAGAATTATTTTTTTACTTAAAAAGAAATAACTTTGATTTAAATAAAACAGCATATGATTGTTTAATTGTAAAATCAGAGGATGATTCTATCGGATTACCTGGAGGATTACAATTAGCTGATAATAGTAAATATTGGTTGAGATTGGCAGCTAGATACAAACCTAAAAAAAGGAGCTTTATATTATGATAGAAAAAAAGATAAAGCCTAAGATACAAAAGGTTATAAATAAATTCCCAACAGAGGTAACTATTTTAAGAAATGCTAAAAATGAGTATGAAGAACCTACAAAGCCTATAACTATATGTAATATAAAAGGTTTTTGGCATGATGGAAGTACAATGATTTCACAAATAACTACTAATGGTGGAAAAATAAAAAGAGATAGGCAATATTTTTTAATGGTACTTTATGATCAAGTAAGTTTACTTATAAAAGAAGGTGATTTTTTTGAGCATAAAGGCGTTAAATATGAAATAGTAGATAAAGGTAATTGTAATAATATGGATATTTATTTTGATATGCTTTTAGAGGAGTGTTAGTATGAGTAGTTTTAAACTAGATATGGGGAATATTGCTAAAGCATTAATTGAAAAAGAAGTTAAAACTAAAGCTGCTTTAGCTTTATATGGAGATAGTGTTGCAAAAGAAATGGAATCTTATGTAAAATCTCATAGACCTTGGCAAGACAGATCAGGAGATGCTAGAAATAGATTGAATGGAACTAGTAAAAACTTGGAAAATACAGTTAGATGTGAAATTTCTCATGGGGTTGAATATGGTGTGTATTTAGAAATGTGCAATGAAAAAAAATATGCTATTTTAAAACCTACTATAGATGCAGTGGGGCCAAAAGCTATAAAAGGCTTAGAGAAGATATTTAAGTAGGTATAATTATATGTTTAAAACAATTTATGAACATTTAAAAAGAAAAGGATTTAATTGTTTCTCTATAGGTCAACATGAAGGTATTTGTAAAAAAGAATATATAGTTATTAAAAATAATACTCCACGAGCTTTGAGCAATATATTACTTGAAGAAGAAGTAGAGCTATTGTTGTATTATCCAATAGGCCAGTATAGTAAAATGGAAGACTTTATAATTTCGGTAAGAGTGGCTATGAATGAATTGACTTATGAGGATGATTTTACACCATATCCAATTATAACTGAAGATGGTAAAAAAGCTTATATGACGATATTAAGTTACAAAAATACAAGAAAGAGGGTTTTTTAATGTCAAATGCAAAAGCTGTAAGGATTGCAGATAAAGAATATTTGCCTACAAAAGATGTTGTTTTAGTTACATTAGGCGGGATAAATATAAAAACTGCTGATGAGTACGAAGCAGAGCCAGAAATATCAGAAGGAGAAAAAGTTGAGCTAGTAGTTACTGGAGAATTAATAGCATCAGATGAAGCTCCTACAATAGTAAAAGGATACAATCTAAAATTTAAAGATAATTCAATAAGATTTAAACTTATGGAAAAACTCCAAGGAGGCAGGTTTATAGCAGGAAATAGTCCAGAAACTGAACAAAAATATGAAGGTCCAGCAATAGGAGCATTAAAGCAAACTGCTATAGGTGAGGTTTGTGTGTATACTAAGGTATTTGGAGAGAATGGTTTTACTGGAGAATATATAAAAACTACTTATGAAAATTGTATAGGGGATCTAGTAAATTTTTCATTTAAATCAGGTAATTTCTTTGCTAGTGAATTTACTGTAAAGTCAAGACCATCAGCTGGACAACCTTCGTTTAAATTAGAGTTAGTAAAATCATTACCAGAAGAATAAATTAAAAAAATTATAGGCTAGGATTTATCCTAGTCTATTTTTTATACGAGAAAGGTGGATATATATGAAAATAACAAGTTTAGAGACATTAACAAAAATGAAGAAAACAGAGATTATAGAATTACCAGCTTTTAATGATGGAACACCCTTTATTGTAGAGGCTAGAAGACCAAATTTATTAAATTTGATAAGTACAAATAAAATACCTAATACACTTTTAAAAATTGCAATGACATTATTTAAATCTGGTGTTGGAGGAGCAGCTAGTGAAGCTATGGAAGATGCTAAAGCATTAAAAGAGTTATCAGAGTTTATGTATGTTGTGGCTGAAAATACATTAGTTAATCCAGGGTATAAAGAATTAAAAGATAATGACATAGAATTAACAGAAGCACAACTTGTAGATATGATGAATTATATGCAAGGTGGTGTAAAAGAGTTAAGTTCTTTTCGTGAAAAGCAAGAACATACTGAGAGTGATAAACCAGTCTATAAAGTACAATAAATTACCGAGTGAAATATTAAGAATAGAAGATGAATATACAGCTTTTTGTTTTGATGAAGCTTGTATGTATATTTCAAATGAAATTGATAATGGTAAAAAACCTAGGTGGGAAGAGGACGAGTTAACAATAGAAGAGTCAAGGATAAAAACCTTCAATCTAGCTGAACAACTTAGAAGTAAAGGAGACGATTAGTATATGAGTTTAAATTTAGGTACTGCTACAGCCTATATAGATTTAGATAGTAGCAGATTTACAAGCGGATTGTTAAAGGCGAGTAAATCTCTTGATGCAACTTCTAGAGAATTTCGTAAAAATGAAAGTGAATTTAATAGGCTAGGTACTTCTATTAATGGAAATGTAGGTTATTTTAAGAAACTTGATTTAGCATCTAAGTCATTAGGAAATCAGTTAAAAGCTTCTCAAAATACTGCGAAAACATATAAAACTGCTATAGATGATACTTCTCAGGCAGTAAAAAAGGCACAGAGTGAGCATAGTGCATTAGGTCAAAAAATGACAGTTTTGCAAAGAAGCTTAAAACTTAGTAATCAGATATATGGAGAAGGTTCCAAACAATCTCAAAAATACTCTAAAGCTATAAGTGATATAGGACAACAACAGAATAAATTGGAATCTGAAATAGAAAAAGGAAATATAGCTATAGAAGAGTTTGGAATTGCCATGAAAGGAGCTGAAACACAGGCTACTGGATTACAGAAAGAGCTTAAAAACTTTAAGTTAAAACAAATAGGCCAAGATATGACACAATTAGGAAAAACACTTACTGCAAATGTAACTGCGCCTATAGTGGGATTAGCGGGTGCAGCAACTAAAAGTGCTGTAGATTTTGAGAGTGCTTTTGCTGGAGTAAAAAAAACAGTAGATGCAAGTTCAGAAGATATGAAGAAACTCGAAGCAGGAATAAGGGACATGGCAAAAGAAATGCCTACGGCTGCAACAGAGATAGCAGGAGTTGCTGAAGCTGCTGGCCAGTTAGGAATAGAAGTACCCAATATATTAGGATTTACAAAAACTATGGTGATGCTTGGAGATAGTACCAATATGAGTGCTGAAGAAGCTGCTACGAGTTTAGCTAGACTTGCTAATATTACAGGTATGAGCCAAGGTGATTTTGATAAATTAGGAAGCACAATAGTAGCACTTGGAAATAACATGGCAACCACTGAATCCGAAATAACAGCAATGGGGTTAAGACTTGCTGCAGCAGGAAGCCAAGTTGGGATGACAGAACCACAAATAATGTCTTTTGCTGCGGCTCTAAGTTCAGTAGGCATTGAAGCGGAAGCTGGAGGGTCGGCATTCTCTAAAGTAATGATAAGTATGCAATTGGCTACAGAAAAAGGTGGGAAAAAGCTGGAGCAATTTGCAGAAGTTGCAGGTATGAGTTCTAGAGAGTTTAAAAGAGCTTTTGAAGAAGATGCATCGGGTGCAATAATGAAGTTTATAGAAGGTTTAGGAAGCGCAGAAGAAAGAGGACTTTCTGCGATAGGAATACTTTCTGATATGGGAATTGAAGAAGTAAGACTAAGAGATGCTTTGCTAAGAGCAGCAGGTGCAAGTGATGTATTTAGTGAAGCTTTAGGAATAGGAACTAAAGCTTGGGAAGAAAACAATGCACTTACTAATGAAGCTCAACAAAGATATGAAACTACTGCATCTAAAATTAATATATTAAAAAATAATTTTATTGACGTTGGGATAACTATAGGAGACATATTAATACCATATATACAAGATTTTGTAAAATGGATTCAAGGGTTGGTTGAAAAGTTTCAAAATTTAGAACCTTCTACACAAGACTTTATAGTTAAAGCTGGTATGATGACGGCAATAGTAGGACCTTTATTAATGGTATTTGGTAGTCTAATAACTTCGGTTACAACTATTTCAGGGGCTCTAGGTTCTCTTGGAGGAATGTTTGGATTAACAAGTGGAGCTGCTGCAGGAACAGGAGGAGCTATGGCAGGAGCTAGTGGAGCAGCTGCTGGTTTAGCGGGTACATTAGGTCCTGTGTTGGGAGTAGCTTTACTTGGGATAATAGCAAAAATAGGAGATAATGAAAATGCGTTACTTAAACTACAAGAAAAGTTCGGTGGACTCGGAACTGTAATTGGTGGTGTATGTGAATTTATTTCTGGAGTTGTACAATTAACATTTGGTAATTTAGCTATAGCTATAATGGGAGTATTTGATATTATAGCAGCCATAATAGATGGACCAGGTGGAGCTACAGTAAATGATGCAGTTGATAAAATGACTGCTAAAATGAAATTAAATACAGAAGAAGCTATGGGTAAAATGGTCCTTACTACAACTCGTGGAATGAGCCAAATGAGAAATGCCACAGATGAACAGTTAAATGGAACTGTAGAATCTATGAATACTATAATGGATGCTATTCCTAGAATAGTTGATGGAAAATATAGAACAGCCTCACAGGCTTTAGGTCAACAATTACATAATATGGATTTTACTCAATTATCTATACTTCAAGGTATGAATGATACAACTAAAATGATATTCCAAGGTATAGTTGAAGGTATGTCCGTAGAACAAGCATCAAAGAAAGTTGAACAGAATTTAAAAGAAATGGCTGCTGCTGGTAAAATTGATGCTGATAATATGCAAAAAGATATTAGTCAAGCTATGGAACATATGAAACAGCAAATGGATGCTAAGACTAAAGAAGGAGCAGATAAAGTAAATGCAAATACTAAAAATGCTGAAATTCAAGCTGTTCAGAATGCCCAAAATACAAAAGATGGAGTATCTAAAGCATATAGTGAAACTACATCAAATATTGATAGAAGTACTAAAGAGGCTGGAAACAAAGCTAAGACAAATATGGATCAAGCATCTAAAGATGTTGGAAATGCCACTAATAATATGGCTAATGAAGCTAAAAAGGGGACTAGTAAACTTGCATCTAATACAGATGCTGATATGAAAAATGCTAATAAAGCAGTTCAACAATCAGCTACTGATATGTACAATGGAGCTAAAAAGTCTTATTCTAAATTAGCTGATGTAGCTAAACAAGAAGCTAGCCGTATGCATAACGGTGTAAGAGATAGTGCTAGTGCAATGTCCCTAAAGGCTCGACAAAGTGCTTCTGAAATGTATAGAGGTGTAACTACAAGTACACGACTAATGGCTAATGCAGCTATTGCTGACTGGAATAGAATAAGAAGTGTTTACTCACAACCTATACATGGTACAGTTACAAAAACAACTGTATTACAAACAATTAGTCAAGGACCTAAAAGTATAAATGAAAAACTTATAGATGTTTCAACTTTTTATAAACAAAAAGTCCATAATTTTGTAAATCCAGAAGATAACAATATTAATATGAAAGCTTACGATATAGTAAAAAGTAATGATATAGCATCATATATAACTTCTAGGATTTCGAATTATTTAGATGAAAAAAATAAAACTGATAGTGAAAAAGAAAACAATAATAGAAAATCAAATAAAAAAACACAAGATATAAATTTAACTTTGCATATAGAGAAATTTGAAAATAGAACTGATAACGATATAGAGCAGTTAATGGAGGAAATTGGGTTTGCGATAAACAGAAAGATAAATTTAGTTTAAGCATGGTGATAACATGAATATTTATATGAAACAAGAAGATATACCATACTTTATATTTAATGGTATATCTTCTTTAGATTTTAAAATTATAAAAATTAAAGATGATAGATTAAATTCTGCTGAAAGAAATATAGAAATCACTCCTATACCAGGTAAAGATAGTGGCCATATATCAGAAAAGGCACAATCTAATAAGAATATAAAGGTTGAAATTGCATTGAATGCTGATAGTACAGAAGAAATTAATATATTATCTAAAAAAATAAAAAAATGGTTACATAAAGATAAGACATATAAAGAACTTATATTTAGTGATGATTTAGATACTATATATGAAGCAATATGTATAAATAAAATAGAGCTGGATGAAGTTATAGAAGCTCTAGGAGTTGGAGTTATATATTTTAGTTGTAAACCATATACAAAGACAAGAGATAACTCAATTATAGAAATAATAAAAAATGATTCATTAATATACAATCAATACAGCCAATCAAATCCAAAGTTTAAAATATATGGTAATGGAGATGTAACAATTAGTATTAATAATGAGAATTTGATAATTAAAGAG